GCAACACGACTCGCGCGAGCCGGTCGGCCACGTCACCCGCGCCAAGGTCACCAAGGCCGGCATCGAGATCGTCGCCAAGATGGCGCGCATTGCCGAGCCGGGGCGGCTCAAGGATCGGCTCGACGAGGCCTGGCAGACAATCAAGATCGGTCTCGTCTCCGGGCTCTCGATCGGGTTCAAGCCGATCGAGCATGCATTCATCGACGAGACTGACGGCGTTCGCTTCATCAAATGGCTGTGGCTGGAATTGTCGGCGGTGACGATTCCGGCGAATGCCGAAGCCAGCATCCAGACCATCAAATCGATCGACATCGCGCAGCGGGCCGCGTCCGGCCAGCGAGTGCTGCATCGTGTCGTTCATCTCAACCCGCCCGGCGCCTCGGGATCATCGCAACCGAAGTCTGCTGCCCTGGAGGGCGCCATGAAAACCATTGCTGAACAGATTACTGCCTTGGAAGCCAAGCGATCCGCCAGTGCGGCGCGCATGGAAGCCGTGATGCAGAAGAGTCTCGACGAGGATCGTACCTCGGATGCGGGCGAGCAGGACGAGTTCGATACGCTGTCAGGCCAAGGCGTTCGCCGCCAAGCCGGTCATCAAGGCCGAGACGCAGCATGACGGCGCTGCGTCGCGCGGCGGCTCGATCATCGTCAAGCCGCAGCCGAAGCTGGAGCCCGGCCAGGTATTTGCCCAGAAGGTCAAATGCCTGGCGCTGTCGCAAAAGGTGTTTCGCCCCGCAGTCGACATCGCTGCGGAAATGTATGGCCCGGATAGCGCTGTCGTCGGCGAGTTCAAAGCCAATGTGCCGGCCGGCACCACGATCAGCGGCAACTGGGCGGCCAACCTGGTTGGCGCGGACACCAATGCGGTCGCCGCGTTCTTGGAATACCTTCGCCCGATGACCATCCTCGGTCGTTTCGGCGCCGGCGGTGTTCCGGCGCTGCGCTCGGTGATGTTCAACACGCCGATCGTCACGCAGACCGGTGGCGGTGCCGGTTACTGGGTTGGTGAAGGCAAGGCCAAGCCGCTAACCTCGCTGAACTTCGCGCGCACGACACTTCCACCGACCAAAGTCGCCAATATCTGCGCGCTGACCGAGGAGTCGATCCGGTTCAGCAACCCGAAGTCGGACCTTATCGTTCGCGATAGTCTGGCGGCGGCGTTGCGCGAACGTCTCGACATCGATTTCATCGATCCAGCGAAGATCGCGGTGGCGGGTGTCTCGCCGGCCTCGATCACCAACGGTGCCGCGACGATTGTATCGTCGGGCGATGATTCCGATGCCATCCGGCTCGATATCCGGTCGCTCTACGCCAAGTTCAGCGCGGCCAATAATCCGATCTCGAGTGGCGTGTGGATCATGTCATCGAACAACGCGGTGGCGTTGGCGATGATGACCAATCCGCTTGGCCAGCCCGAGTTCGCCGGCATGTCGATGACCGGCGGCGTGCTCAACGGCATGCCGGTGATCGCCAGCGATTACATCACCAAGGCGATGAATATCGTCGTCCTGGTCAATGCCTCGGACATCTTCGTGGCGGACGACGGCGAGATCGCGATCGATGCCAGCCGCGAGGCCTCGCTCGAAATGTCGGACGCGCCGGCGCACAACTCGGGCACGCCGACTGGCAGCACATCGCTAGTCAGCATGTTCCAAACCAACACCGTCGCGATTCGCGCCGAGCGAATCATCAATTGGATGCGCGGCCGGGCGCAGTCGGTTGCGTATCTGACGAGTGCTGATTGGGGCGGCCCAGTCCACACCGCCTAACTTTCTCGCCACCTCGGGGGCGGGAATTCGTCCTCCTCGCCCGCCCCCGTTTTTCCCGGAGTGAATGCCGATGAAAATGCGCTCCTTGACGGCGATCAAGCCGCACAAGTACGGCACCCGGCACTTGACCGCCGGCGAGGAATACGAGGTGCCGCCCAGGCACGCGATCGCGCTGGTCGCAGGCAAAAAGGCACGGTTTGCAGACAGGCCAGTTCGCGCGCCCGCGGCGAAGGCCGAAGCGAAGGTCGAGGCCGCGGTTGAGGAACAAGCCGAGGCGGTTGCCATCGCCGAACCCGTGAACATCGACAGCCTGCGCATGGAAGCCACGCAGCTCGGCATCGATGTCGACGGGCGCTGGGGCGTGCCTCGGTTGCAGCATGAGATTGCGCAGGCAAAACCCTGATGCGCATTTTCGGTCTGCCGATTCCGTTCACCGGCGAAAAGCGCAAGGCGCTGGCCTCGGTCCCGGAAGGCCGCGGCGGCTGGTATCCGATCATCCGCGAGCCGTTCGCCGGCGCCTGGCAGCGCAATCTTGAGATCAATGTTGATACCGCGGCATCGTTTCATGCCGACTTCGCATGCAAGACGCTGATCGCCCGCGATATCGCCAAGCTGCGCGTCAAGCTCGCTGAAAAGGATAGCAACAACATCTGGTCGGAGACCACCAATCCGGCATACAGCCCGGTACTGCGGCGGCCGAACGACTATCAGACTCATAATCAGTTCTACGAATCGTGGTTGCTTTCGAAACTGGCGCGCGGCAATACCTATGTCCTCAAGGTGCGCGACAATCGTCAGGTGGTGACCGCGCTGCATGTCCTCGATCCGACGCGGGTGCAGCCGCTGGTGGCCGACGACGGCAGCGTGTTCTATCGCCTGTCGAGCGACAATCTCGCCGACATCGACGACATCGTCGTGCCGGCGCGCGAAATTATCCACGATCGCTTTAATTGTTTATTTCATCCGCTGGTCGGCACGCCGCCGGTGTTCGCCTCGGGGCTGGCCTCGATGCTCGGGCTCAATGCGCAAAGAACGTCCGCGCTGCTGTTCGAGAATGCGTCGGTGCCCGGCGGCCTGCTCACAACACCCGGCGAGATCAGCGATATAGAGGAAAAACGGATCAAGGAGGAATTTGAGCTTCGCTTCTCGCGGTCAAATCTTGGTCGCGTTGCGGTGATGTCCGGAGGATTGAAATACGAGAAAATTGCCATGACGAATGTCGAAGGGCAGATGATCGAGCAGTTGAAATGGTCGGCCGAGGTCGTCTGCAGCGTCTACCATGTGCCGCCATACAAAGTCGGCGTCGGCGTGCTGCCGACCTACAACAACGTGCAGGCGCTCAACGTCGAATATTATTCGCAGGCGCTGCAGTCGCACATCGAGGAGATCGAGGAGCTGCTCGACGCGGCGCTCGGCATCGGCTGGGGCGAAGGCCTGGGCACCGAGTTCGATACCGAAAACCTGCTGCGCATGGACACCGTGACGCAGGTCACCGCCATTCGCGATGCGGTCGGCGCCGGCGTGATGACCCCGAACGAGGGCCGCAGCAAGTTCGATCTCAAACCGGTAAAGGGCGGCGAGTCGCCGTACCTGCAGCAGCAGAATTATTCCCTCGCAGCGCTCGCCAAGCGTGACGCCCAGGCCGATCCGTTCGCGCCGGCAACTCCGCCAGCGCTGCCGCCGCCCGCGGCGGGGCCGCCAGAGCAACCAACGGATAAACAATTGGATGACGATGAAATAGAGATGGTAGCCAAATCCAATTGGCACTTGCTGCCTGCACTCCATACGGAATGCACGATCACATCTCGGGTTTGAATAAAGTGGAGGCCGAAAGGTGCAAACCCTTCGGCCTCATCCTCGCCATACCTTGCCTCGCCCGACCACGCCAAGCCGGGCCACGCCAAGCCCCGCATTGCCGCGCCAGTTGATCGTATCGATCCGAAAAGATGGGTCAAGACGATGAAAGAAAATGAGGTCATCTCCTTGGTCCGGGGCCTGGCTCCGCGAATTCGCGAGCTCGTGACCGAAGCGACGGTGCCGCTCACCGCGCGCATTGCCGAGCTCGAGGCCCGGCCGATCGAGAAGGGTGACGCCGGCAAAAAGGGTGCCGATGGGCCACCGGGACCGCCCGGACCACAAGGCGATAGCGGCGAGCTCGCCATAGTGCCGCCTGACCTGGCCGAGCAGATCAAGAGCGCGGTGCGCCTGCTGCACGAGTCACCGCCGCTCAAGCAACGAGATCCCGGCAACTCGTAAATGTCGCAGCAGATTATCAACATCGATGAGCTTACGAATGACGATGAGATCCGTAT